CGCACCGGCATCTGTCGGCACCGCATAGCGACCCGGCAAAAGCTCGATGGCGTCCTTGTGCCAGAAGCAGTTCAGGTACGAGGCCGTCGTGTTCAGGAACGTGATCGCGGCGGTTGCCGAGGTCGAGGTGATCCGGCAGTTCTGGTACTGCGCGGTCGAATCGACACCGGCCTGCGCCGGGATCAGCGGGGGGCTGATCACGAGCGTCGTGGCCGACGGCACGGCGATCACGCGGAACGTCTTGGGCTGGCCCGTGTCTTCCTTGGTGATCATGTGCACGGCGTTGACGTTGGCAATCGTGAACGAGTCGCCCACCGCGATGCTGGTGGTCGAGTTGACCGTCACCGTCTGGAAGCGGTTGTCCACGTTGCTCGTCTCGCCCGTGGCCGAGGTCGAGGTGGCCTTCGGGGTGTAGTAGTTCCCGCCCGCTGCCGTCGTGTTGATCTGAATGCCGGCACCCGCCGCAGCAGCCTTGCGCTGGGCGTAGTCCAGCTTGTACGTCTCGAACGAGGCGACCTGGCCCACGAACGCCCGACGCAGCGCGCTGTCGGAGATGTCGTTGCCGAAGCTGCGGGTGTTCTTGGCGAGGTCGCTGGCCATGCCGTTGTAGTCGCGCGTCGAGAGCGCGAGATACCGGCTGTCCATCGGAACGCCCGTCTCGTTCATCACCGCCTCGACAAGCGCCACATCATCGAAGCCAGTGGCGGCCGAACGCTTGATCGCCAGCGTCCCCTGCTGGCCTGCGACGGTCAGCACGGCGACGTTGATGTCAGAGGCCAGCTTCTGCTTGGCGGCATCGCCCAGGCGACCCTCTTGCAGCGCATCACGCAGCTCGGTGGCCGACATGATCCACGGCACCGACTTCTGGTAGCCGATGGTCGCGGGAACGGTGAGCTGGGTGTAGTCGTCGAAGTTGCCCGTCATGTCCGTGCCGTTGTACGACACAGCGATGTAGGGCATCGGACGCCAGATGACGTTGTTGGTCCGCTCCATCATCGTCTGGTCGGTGTTGTAGACCGAGACGTTGCGGGACAGTACGAGGGCGTCTTGGAAGCCTGCAAGCAGGTCTTCAAACGCGACGCGCTCTTCCTTTGAGAAGGCGTTGGCCATTGGTGGCTCCTAATTCGGAATGAGTGAACGATTGCGGCTACTGCCGCGCCTGCTTACTCACCCGGTCGGAGTCGGGCGGCCACTCGTGATCTGGTCGCTACTGCCACTTGAGGGCTGGCGAAACCCGGTGCGATTGGGCCGAATATAACACGGCCCGTGGGTTCGTCAAGCCCTCGCCTGCGCCTTCGCCGCCAGTTGCCGTTTGTACGCCACGACCTTCGTCATGTCGCCCGTGCGGGACGCCTCCTCGCGCAGCCTCTCCAGCGTCGTATCTGACCCGCCGCTGACGGGTGCGGTGCCTGCCGGCAGGCTGCGCTCGGGCGCGGGGGGCTTGGTTCGGGGTGTGACTTTCAATTGTGCCTCCAGTTTGGCGACGGCAAATGCGAACTTCACCGGGTCGGTGAGGGCGGCCAGTTCCTTGGCCTTCTTCGGGTTCTTGCCCAGCGCGTAGACGACGAGCGCGGGGTTCTCCGCGCCCTGCAGCACGACGCCCTGCTGGGTAACGTTCAGCGTCTCCATGACCGTGTGCTCGGCCTCGTCGTAGTCGCGCACCTTGAGCTCGACCTTCGCCTTGCCGTACCCGTCGAGCTTGGCCTGCCACGCCTTCTGCGCCTCTTCGGCCTGGCGCTGCGCCTCGCGCTCGGCCTTATCAGCCGTGGCCTTCTGGGCGTACCACGACTCCAGCGCCGTCTCGTATCGGTCGGTGTCGTAGTCGTGGTCTTCGAGCTTGGGCTTCGGGCCGACAGTGGGCCGTGCGGCCGGCGCGGCCTGCTCCTTGGCCTCGTACTCGCGCACCTTCTTCTGCAGTTCGCGGTGCTGCTTGCGCAGGTCGCGCACCCACTCAGGGGCGGCGCGTTCCTCGTCCTCGGCTGGCGGGGCATCGTCTCCGATGCTGACCGTCACCTCGTCGGGTTCGGGTGCGGCGGCTGCAGGGGCATCAGCCTGGGGAGACGGGTCAGGCGTGTCTGGTGCGCCCTGAGCCGCCGCAACCTGCTCGCCCTCGTCTGCCTCGGGCGTGTCCTCGTTGCCCTCATGCACCTCTTGCGTGCCATCGGGCTGCGTTACTTCGATCCTGATTCCCATCCGTCTTCCCTCTCGGCTGATGCGGTCAGCCGGCAACCGTTCGGCACCGTGCCGATTCAGAGTTCAGGTCGCGGCGGCGTCTGCTCGGGCAGGCCGATCATCTTCACCGCGTCCATCGCCATGCGGGTCTGATCCATGTCAATCTTGGAAACCGTCTCGAGCGTCTTCGCCCGCGCCAGCTCGCTGTCTGCGACGGTCTTGACCACGCCTGCACGGGCCTGCGCGGCCTTGGCGAGCGCTTCCTCGGCGGCGGCCTGTAGGAACACCGCATTCGGGTCGGGCTGTGCTCCAGCCTGGGCCATCTGTGCGGCCTCCTCCTCGGTCGGCTTCACCACGCCCATCTGCACCAGCTGCTTGCGGAAGAACTCGGAAATCTCGCTCAGGCCCTCGCCTTCCATGTTCATGAGCGCCGCAGCCTGCAGCACGCGCTGTGCCTCGGGGTCTTGCGTCACGGCCATCATCTGCGTGAGGGCGCGAACCGTCGCGGCACGCTTGCTGCTCGAGGACGGGCCGACCTCGACGGCGACATCGAACTCGGCCTCTGAGAGATCGTTCTCGTGCTCGAGTTCGCCCTCGTCGTTCACCATCGGGCGCATCAGTTCGATACTCGACATCTGGCCCTGCGACCCGATGCCCTTCATCTTCCGGCCAGGCTCTGCGTACACCTCGCGGGCCATGCCGAGCCAGACCTCGCCGGCACGGCGCACGGCCTTGGCGTAGTTCGACATGTAGATGAACGTCTGCATGTCCAGGCGCTGCTGGACCATTTCGACGGCCTTGCCGCTGACGTTGGCGACGATCTTGTCGCCCTGCTCCTGATTCCCGAGGACGTCTTTCATGTCCTGCTCGGTGATCTGCAGGAGCGCCGCCATCGCGGGCGGGATCTGAGGGGACTTCGTGTAGGCCAGCGGTCCAGCAGCCTGTGCGCTGCCGTCAGGCCCCGTGATCGGGTTGATGAGCAGGTACGGGTAATTGCGCAGGTTGTCGTCCTGCCACATCACTTGGTGGCCGGCGACCTGCTCGGGGGTCAGGATGGGCTTCTCGACGCTCGAGAGCGCGGCGATCTCGGCCAGCTTCGACCGCTGCATGTTCGCCAGGCGCTGGGCGTCTTTCGCCAGCCTGACATGCCCCGCGCAGCGCTCCACGTTGTCGATGAACCAGCGGCGGCCGTAGACCGGAACGACAGGGATGTGCTTGCCGGCGATGAAACCGGAGTCCTCGAGCACCTTCGCGCCGCTCAGGACATACTTTCGCACCCGCTGACGCTTCATGCGCTTCTGTCGAACCTCGACAGAACCGACTGCCTCGAGCTGCGCCAGCATCTCATCGTCCAGCTCGCTGTCCCGGTAGCGCTCCTCCTCGCCGTCGAGGCTGCGAAATATGCGCACGGTTTCGGACACCATCTCGGCGCGGAAATACTCGGCCACGTACACGACGTCAGGCGTGAGCCAGTCAAACTCGTACTGATGGATTTCCTTCGGCCAGCTTGCCGGGTCATCCCCGTACTCGGCCTTGTACGCCTCGCGGGTCATGCTCGTGAGCACGAAGCACCGTTTCGCGTCGGCCTTGTCCTGGCGCTTGGCCTGGAGATCGAAGAACACGCTGCTGTCCGCGTCGAAGATCGGCTCGATGCGGATGCGCTGGCGCTCGTCCTCGTCGTCCTCCTCGTTCTCGTAGGCCGTGCGCAGCCGGAACGCACCGAAACCGCCGCCGACAGCCTCCTCGAAGGCGTTGTCGTAGGCTTCCTCGGCCCCGCTGTCCTGCTCGTCGGCCCGGTACAGGTCGTCGCAGGTGTCTGCGAGTCCGTCGTATTCCTTGCCTTCCTTGGACACGAAGTCCACGGTGACGCGGTTGGCGCGGTACTCGCTGAAGATGCGCTGCACAGCCAACGCGATCTTGTTCACCTCGAGTTTCGGCTTGTTCTCGAACTGCGCCCCGAGCGGGCCTTCCCACTGCGCCCCGGCGATTGAATAAAATCGTCGGTCAGCCAAACATTGTGTTCTTTCGTCACGAAGTGCCGATTGAATATTATCAAATTCACGCATCGCCTCTTCGTGCACCTGCGCAAGTTGCTGCTCTTTAGTTGGTCTTGCCATTTTGCGATTCCTTACAATTGGCAAAATGCCAACGTTTCATGAGAGATTGGCCGCCTTGTTTTTTGCAATGCGGACACTCTACCTTTGGCTGCACGCCTTTTGGAACGCGTAATTTTAACTTTTGATCTTCAGTAAGTTTCTTGCCCTTGTTTGACAAAACGAAGGCTTGATACTGTTTTTCGTTTAACTTTTTGCCCTTGTTCACGGCAAGTTTTTGTCGCAACT